AAATACATCTATTAATGATTTCTGGGGTGGATTATCATTAAATAAAAGGAATAATCCTTTTAACTCACCAAGAATTGGAATGAAACCTTCAGAAGGAGATATTTTTCTCTTTCCTTCTTATCTACCACATTCTGTATCATCAAACTTACATGATGATGAGAGAATATCTATATCATTTAACATCACAGTTAGACCAAAGGAATCTTAAAGATACTCTATAGACCCTCTGAGACACTCCATAAACCGTCTATATGCCCTTCAGAAGACCTCTGGAGGGTATTATAGTATGTGGACAGCAGAGGGGGGTTGACAAGACCTCTAAACCTCTGTAAAATAACTCTGTGGAGGTTAATCAAGGAATGGCTACTATGAAAGCTTCTAAGACAGAATTTATCTGTGTAAAACCTAGAAGTTCTAAAGCAAAGAATCGTTTTGCTAATCAGATGGATAATCTACACTCTTGTCGTGTAGAGAAACGTGAAGATGGTAAAGTGTTTCTTGCATCTATCAGTGGTAAATACTTCTTTTGGATGAATGAATCCGCAGATGATCATTGGGAGATTCTCTAATGATAGGTTTAATCAGTTTACTCTTTGCATTTTCTTTTGACACACTTAACTACACCAATATGTCATGTGATGATGCACAGACTCTGATAGATAGAGTGTATGAATACCAAAAACAATCTGAATATATCACTATAGGTGATGCTAATGAGATTGTAGAGGTGATTAAAGAATCAGTACCGGAGTGTTTTAATGAAGGATCAAAATAGTATTATTGACAATGAGACTAAACAAGAGAAATGGAATCGTGGACTTGATATTTTTATTGAGTCTGTAATCAAACCAGATCCTTCTCTCCGTCAATGTGCTCATAATCAGAGATGTTATCATGAACTGATGGATGTTCGTAATGATGTACTTCAGTATCTCAAAACAAAACGTTGGGAATGACAAAATATACTAACGAAACCGTGCCACTAGTGTTATCATTGGTGGTATGTTTTGTATTTGCTATTGGTATTATCGTGGCAGGATACATACATGGAAACATGCACATTAGTGCTGTTTACAAGTCCTTTACTAACTTCACATGAACTTAAACCTCCAAGAAGTAGATCACATTATCAAAGCATTGGAAACAATGTCATCTTATGATATTGCCCGCGCAAGAGAACAGGTTATCAATGGTGTGTCAGATCACCCAGAACTAATTCAAAAACTAAAGGATTATCGTCTCCGTCTTACATGATTGATCTAATCAACAAACATTTTAATCTAACACCAGACAATCTCCCCGATTGGTTAGATCCTGTTGTTGAAAATGATTGTGCAATAATCCGTAGTTATGCATGGACATCGGATAGATGCAGGAGAATTCGTTTATGTGATCTTGAAATCAAAGACAAGTTCACTGCTGTAACTCTTGTCATCTATCCTGAGTTTAAGTATGAAACACCAATCTTCGGTACAGAATATCTAAGAATTGGTGGTAAAAAGTTTTTTGGTGCAACAGATTTTCATCCTGTAAGATCTGGTGATGAGTATGAACAAAAGTATATCCTAAACTATCTTGGTGATATGCCAGATAGAGATAAGGAAAATTCTAAGTTCTATGACCTATCTAAGTTTTTCTCCCGTAAATTCTGGTTGAAAAAAGACACAACTGATTTTTGGGATGAATACATATCTACTACTGACTTATTCTTGAGTCGGTATAAGTCCTGTTTATTTGAGAGTGAACCTATTGACAGTTCTATGGGTTTTCACATAGACTACGACAGTCACATGTCTGCAAACGATCCTGCTCATGGAATCTTGAAGAGTTATTACTCTCAAGAGTTTGCTGACAATTACATCAACGACTTTTTGTTTAATGAAAACCACACTGACGATTGATGATGATGGAGTGCTCACATTTCCTGATGAGTTTCTTGAAGAACTTGGATGGAAAGAGGGTGATGTGTTAGAATGGATTGACAACAATGATGGTTCTTTTTCTTTGGTAAAACCTGATGAGTAAGCACTGGGATGTAATGAACAAGTTGGAAGAGTCCTTCTCCAACATCAATACTATTAGTTTCATGTTAGAAGAACTGACTGAAGCAATGAATAACAACCATATGGATCAAGCACATGACATTGCTCATGCTCTAAATGCTTTCCTTCCAGTTTATACTAACAACTGGGATCGTAACTTTAAGACAGCATGGAATGAGGTGGTGATAAATGAATAAGTTTTTTCAGTGGTTCTTTTCACCATCAGAAAAAGATGAGAGCAATGCGTTTTGTCTTGCTGAACAAATCATTGAATTAAAATCCCGTGTATCTGAACTGGAAAAAGAAAACCGTGAATTACAAGATCTTGTCTTGGAAGTAGAAACATCCTTAAAAGCACAGATTGACAAGATTCACCCCGTCATATATAATATCACTGAAAGTAACAAAGGTACATGATTTATTCTATTACACTGAAAACTACTGAAGGTGAACAAACCATTGAATGTCAAGACGATCAGTATATTCTAGATGCTGCCGAAGAAGCAGGTGTAGATCTTCCTTATTCTTGCCGTGCTGGTGCTTGTTCTTCCTGTGCTGGTAAAATTGAGTCAGGTACTGTAGACCAAAGTGATCAATCTTTCCTAGACGATGATCAAATGGACGCAGGATTTGTCCTTACCTGTGTTGCTTATCCTACAAGTGACTGTGTGATTGTTACTGAACAAGAAGAAAATCTGTACTGAAAATAAATAGTTGCATACTGTAAACGTGTGCAACTATGGAGGAAAAAACAACTAAAAAAGCAGCGAAAAAAATCATTAAGTTATCTAAAAAACACCCCGACTGGTACACACCAGAAGAGGTTAGTTATGTTAAACTGATTAAAAAACGTTTGAAAAAGAAATGATTAGTGACGCAACCCCACAAGATTGGGAAGACTTTTGGTATGCTCCTGAAAAATTTGGTTCTTGGTATGTCAGTGACTTTGAGAAAGTGTGGAAGGAAATGGATCAAATTGAACCATTAACTCCTATCGCACAATCCCAAAGAAAAGATTAAATTCCTAACTATTTGTGAAAGACATGTTATGATGTCATCACATTCAGGAGATTGCCAATGACTCTACCCAAAGATAAACAACTTAAGGATGAACATATTGAGTCCATGAAAATTGCGGTAGAACATTCGGGTATTAGGGCAATTCATCCAGATAAAATGGAAGAATTTGCTGAATATCTAGTTCAGCAAGCAAGACAATCCGAATAGTGTCACAGGGGTGCTTGACTAGCACCCCTTTTTCGTATAAATTATTATCAGTTGAACAAAACCAATGAAACTTTTAGCAGCACTATTGCTAATCGGTGTAACATCAGCCCCAGCACTTGCTGGTCCTGCTACTGGAAACTATCGCTCCAGTGGTGGTTATGCTGAAGAAGAAAAGTGTTACCGAAAAGAATATCGTGAAGAATATGTACCAGGCACAATGAAGAATCCTGGTTATGTAAGAAGTTATAAGAAGAAGGTACGAGTTCCTTGTGAAAGACCACAATTTATACCTCAATCTACTCCTCATTATCACTACCAAGAAGCACATCCCAACATGGGCAATGTTGATAACAATTCCTGTATAGAAGGTTCTATTTTAGGTGGCATTGCTGGCGGTGGTGCTGGTGCTGCTCTGTCTCGTAAAGAAGGACGACTCTGGGCAATCCCTCTGGGCATTGTCAGTGGTGCCATGATCGGGTGTCAGGTGGACGGTGGTTGAACTGACCACCTTTTCCCCATTTCACTCCGATCTTCTGTATATTAAAAGAGTCAAAGGAAAACCACTCATGGCAACCCGCTCACGCATCGGCATCGAACTTAAAGATGGTTCTATTCTTTCTGCTTATCATCATTGGGATGGATATGAGTCCTGGTTGGGTCGTATCCTGAAGACTCACTACAACAGCAAAGAACTTGCTGCCGAACTGATTGATGGTGGTGACATGTCATCCTGCTGGAATGATACTGTGTGGGGTAAAAAACGCACTGATGGTCAGAAATATGGTCCCGAGTATTACTCTGCTCGCGGTGAAGATTGCCCTCCTCGTCTTGATAAAAACTTGGATGAGTATTTTTCTGACAATGAAGAGTATTCCTATGTCTTCCGCAATGGTGAGTGGGTCTGCTACAATATGAATGAGTTCAACGACAAAGACCCTGAAATCGTTGAAATCCCTGCTGGAAACCTTGCTGTTTGATTGTCATGACTGAACAAGAAAAGATGAACGCACAACAAATCGCTCAAGAGTTCTGGGCGATGATTGAAGATGAAGCAGCAAAATTGGAGATTACTGTTGATTACTATCTTGAAGAATTTTACTGTTCATGATACAATCTAAGAGTAATCCATCGGAGACAATGACCAAGTTTTTTTACCTTGTTGAGCATTTCATTCCATTCCCTCAATCTGAATATGGTGGTATCTGGAATGTAATCGCTGAAGATGAAAATGAGTGTTTTGATCTTATTGTTCAAAAAGATCAAGAGTTCAATGTTGAGCATTATCCTCAACTTCGACACAACATTCAAAATGCCCGCACTTATGCTCTTGCCGAAGAACTTGAGTCCCAAATTGTTGAGGAGTTTACAACGTGAGTGAAGAATCTGTGATTTATCCTGGTGGTATGCTAGGACAACTTGCCATCGCACTTGAAAAAATGGGGTGGGAGCAAGGTGATAACATTGCAGTAGAGATTGCAGGCACTTCCGTGTATGAAATTGATGGTGCTGGTACTAAGTGGGCACCAGTAAAAGGCACCCGTAAGTACAACAAAGATGCGTTCATTGTTATCAAGAACCTTGATCGTAATCCTACTGTATCATCACAACCAAACCCAGATCTGAAGGCACATCATGAAACCTGATATGGTAATCTCTTGGGAGCATCATCTCAAGAACAGAAATATATGGGCAGTTGAAGTAGAACTAGCCATGCAAGATGGTGACAGTGATGAACAACTTATCTACACTGTTGAGGTTTATGTAGTGGCACCTACTCAGGCACTTGCTCAATACATTGTTGCTACAATGTATCCAGAATACGCATCACTTTCCGTTGCAGATGAACCTTGTGAACCATCTAGAACTCCCCCCTTCATTTCCGCATGAACCACCTGAAGGATATTCGTATGAAGTACGACAACATAAACGCAACATTGTTTCTATTTGGTTGTGCCATCATTGTCAATACAATTACAACGATGGTAATCCTATTTCAACTATTTGGGGGTTCTGGGACACCAAAAAACAATGCTATTACACCCCTATTAACTCCACCAAACACGGAAATCCGGTAGACATTAAAGATACTCGTCCATATTCCGCAATGAAGTTAAACCTCAACCCATTGATGGCAGCGTTCTCATGACATACAAACCCAAACTGAATGATTATGTCAAATGGCGCAATGTTGAGGGATGGGTGTATTATGTTGACGACGATCATCTCACGATTGAGATTAGTGTCAAACCAAAAGAAGACAACTTAGTGCCAATGCACAAGAAAAATCACTGCTTAGTTGTAATTCAAAATTATCAATATAATGAACTTGTTTATGTGAACAGTAGGAGATATTCAAATGCGTCAAATCTGGACGACATGGAAATATACGTTAGGGAGTTTCAGTGACACAAGAACAAAAAATTATGATGATTGGGTTGCTATCATTCGCACCTGTATATTTGTTAGTTACATGGTCACTAACGCTTTTATTGTATCTGGAGTTGTGAGGCATTGGAATGATGTACCAAGTGAACTACATGAAACCCAAGAAAAAGGGTTATGCAAAACAGAAAGCAACCTTTCTTAAAATTGAAGATGCTGTATTCTGGGAAGAACATGTAAAGAAAAATCTAGGAGCAGTGGACACTCAGATTACTGTCCACTAATCTCCCACAGACCATCAATCCCGTGTATATTAACAGAGTCAAACAAATGAACGACATGGATCCCTGCACTATTGCACTTGAAACTGACAATCAACTTATGGAGATTCATGATTCTTGGATGAATGATGAATCCATTGAAGAATATCTACGAGAAGAAGAATATAATCTAAAGTGTGACGAATTTGCCCAAGATAAGTACACTGTTTAATGAGTAGTGTTGCCCGATATGGTCTAACAGGGATTCTTGTTATTCTTGCATTATCAAGTTATCTTAAGTTCTTAGCAGAACGAGACCAGAAAATGTTTGATTACTACAGTAGTCAAAGAGTTTGCGAATCTTTTACATTTCACCCTGATTGCAGAAAATGAATTTCCCCACCTCCACTGTCAACGTTCTTCCTCATTTGCAGGAGTTGCGTAAAGTTTGGAAGCAACAAGATTTCCGCTTTACTAAAGAACAACAAGAAGAATACGATATTTTGTTACAAGCAAGAAAAGAACGTGTTAAGTTCTTTTATGAATCAAATCGCGTACAAGTTGGTCCTAAAGTAACTAAAAAAGTCGAAGAGATACAAGAGGACCAAGACGATTGAACAAGTGGCACAGAGGCGCTTCTAGGGGGGTCTCTGTGCTTTATACTATATTCATACCAAACAAACCACACCAATGAGCCCCAACTTCATTGAAACCAAAAATGCTATGACCCTCAACGAGGGAATTGCACTTGTTGAAGCTAAAGGCTATACCTACCAAGGTATCAACGATCGCTACAACTACTGCTACTATTTGCAGTTCCGTTCTCCTGAAGGTATTACTACACTTCTCAGCAAGTGGGACATTGAGAACGACAACTTCTGAGACAGTTGACGAATTGGTACAGCAGAGCACCTGCTGAGCCAGTTCCACCCTATACTATATTCATCAACGGAACACGAATGACCATCACGCTTCGCCCGCATCAAGAACGTATCATCAACCGTCTGCAAAACTACAACAAAGGTCAGGTGATTGTTCCCACTGGTGGTGGCAAAACTTTGACTATGATCATGGATGCTAAATCTTCCATGGATCGTTGCAATAGTGGTGTGACGACTGTTGTTGTTGCTCCTCGTATTCTGCTGGCAGAACAACTTTGTTCTGAATTTATGGAGGTTATTGATCCTAACAATAGTGACCCATATCTTCATGTGATTCATGTTCACAGTGGAGAAACGCATTATGTCAGCACAACAAAAGCAGAAAAGATTCACCTTTATGCAAACTGTGCTCGTACTATGGGTGAGAATGTTATCATCTTCACCACATACAATTCGCTCCATCGTGTTATGGAAGCAGATATTGAGGTCAACAACATTTACTTTGACGAGGCACATAACAGCGTCAAGCGTAACTTTTTCCCTGCGACTGAGTTCTTTTTGGAGAACGCAGATCGTGCCTATTGCTATACTGCAACCCCGAAACATTCTCTGACTCCTAAGAAACCAGGCATGAATTGGTCTGTTTATGGTCAAGTTCTTGCTAACATTCCTGCTCCTGAGTTGGTTGAAGGTGGTTACATTCTTCCTCCTAAAGTTGTAGTGAAGCAACTGCCTTTGGTGAAAGGTCGTAAGGTCATGTATGCTGAGGATGCTGACAACTTGCTGGAAACGATTGATGACAACAACATCAACAAAACTTTGATCTGTGCTCGCACCACAAAGCAGATTGTTGGTCTTCTGTCTCAGTCTGATTTCTGTGTTGAAATTGCTCAGCGTGGATATTCTTGGATGACGATTACATCTAAGACTGGTGCAATCATCGACGGTAAGAAAGTCAACCGCGAAGAGTTCTTCAACACACTTAACACTTGGGGCAAAGATCCTGAGAAAAAGTTTGTTGTTATTCACCACTCTATTCTGTCTGAAGGTATCAATGTTTCAGGTTTGGAGGCTGTAATCTTCATGCGTAACATGGACTATATTGGCATCAGTCAGTCTATCGGTCGTGTGATTCGTTTGGGTAGCTCTGAGAAAACATTTGGGTTGGTTTGTATTCCAACCTATGATACAGTGGGTATCAGCACTGCCAAAAAAGTTCAGGCAGTTGTTGATGTCGTCTTTAATCAAGGTCAACCCGCTATCAGTGAGATCCGCCGATGAATAATTCTACTAACTTTCAATCTGTCCACTCAAAACCATTTGATGAGGCAAGAGAACGATTTAGAAAAGCACAAGCATTGATGCAAGTAAAGCAGAGAATGATCGCTGATTTACCACCACCAGGCAGTGCAATGTATAGGTACTTTTGTGATCCAAAAAAGAACCCTAAACCATACTCTGAGCAAGTAAAACGAATTGAAAGTTTGACTTATGAGGATATATTTGGAGATGAATAGTCAGCAACCAACTAACAGCAACATCCTTGATCCTAAATGTGGCCCACTAGGGTTCATTGTTGGGGACTGGGATGATATAAACTCATTTTATGCTGCGGTTCCTTGCGGCACTGGACTGATGGTCATCCACCAAGGGAAACAACTAAAAAAATGCAGAAACTCAACTAGCGCCCGTAATTTCATCGAAAAATATAGAAAAAAGAAGTCGGTAGCACGGTTGCCTGTGTGACAGAAAATAAGTGTCACACCATCTCCCCACAGGGAGTGGTTTCCATGTATATTAAAAGAGTCAAAGGAACTACTGATTATGTACTCAAAAGATCTTGAAAAAAGAATAGATTCTTTACTGATCAATAGAGGAATCAAAGGTCATGTTGCTGCTGATAGGTTTCGTCAAGACTTTAAGGCATATCTTTGTTATTTTGACGCAATCACTGATGGGGATGCTGAGACTACTCTCTCTTTGTTAGAAGATGAAAGCAATCTCACTAGCACTGATATTTTAGGCACTAATTTTCGTAAGTCACTGTGGGATTTAGTGCCAGAAAAACTGAAGGAAGATATTATATTTCCCCTCCTCTTTGAAGTCTTATTGTCAAACAAAGGAAAGGGTATTGGTAAGGGTGAGTTAATTCTTCCTCTCATTTTTTCTGATTACCAGTTTTCCGTCAATAATGATGGTAGATATAATGATGGCAATCAAAAATCTGAGTTGAAAGATGATGGTGCAAGTCTTAAAGTCATAAAAACTGGTGTCACTGATAAGGGTTTAGTTGATAAACTGAATGATAAGTATTTCAAAGGACATGCACCAGGATATAAAGATGCTAAAAAGTTTTCCGAACATGTAAAGTCAGTTGAAAAACCTGAAGTTTATTTTGATTACTTCAGTGAACTTTATCCTGGTTGTGATATTACTCAACTTGTTGAAGATGTAAAGAAGAACTACAAAGATCCTGTAAAGTTCAATACTGCCATAGGAAAGTTTGCTCTGAAACAATACAAGAAAGTTGATAAATGGGATAATATCATGTATATTAAGGAAGGGACAATGCAGATTGTCAACATCGCAAATCCATCTGATATTGATGGTCTGAATCTAAAGTTCACTCCAAAGTTCAAACGTGGTGGTGATACTCAAGCAATTGCTGATGGATATGTTAATGTAAAAATCTAATGGTTGACAACTGACCCCAACTAGTTGTATAATTACTATCATGTTGGTGCCGCAATGGCATTTGCCAACACTAAACAAAGGAGAACAAAATGAATTACGATTCACAAAATGACGGTCTTGTTTCTTTGCTAGACCTTGCAAATAGTCTTGGCATCGTTGGACAAAGAAAGACTGTTACTCAAAAAGATTTTCCACCAATCAGGTGGATTAAGTTGAAAGATCTTTATATTGATACCAAGTATCAGAGACTTCTCAACGAAAAAATGATCAAGGATGCAAATAGTTTTGATACTAGTTTGTTTAGTCCTTTGCGTTGTTATATTCGTCCTGATGGAAAGATTGCTATTGCTGATGGTCAACATGAGGGATGTATTGCAGCAATCTACACTAATAATCCTGAAGAAATGGAACTTCAAGTTCAAATTTTTGAGCATGAAGAAGATGCTACCGTTGACGAATGTGTAGAGATTGAAGCAACGTGGTTCAAGGCAGTAAATATCAACCGAACAGCAGTAAGTCAAGTTGCACAACTTCGTACAGATATTGCTGCTGGTGTAAAAGAAGCACTGCAAATTCAAGATGTTCTTTTTGAACTTGGTGTTCATGTTGAGAAGATTGGTGATCCAGACGGACTAGCAGTAAAAGGTTATGCTAAACTTATTGAATCAGAGAATACTTATGGATTAGTTGAAACAAAAGAAGCAATCAAGTATTATCATAAACTGCTCACTTCTACAAAGTCTGGGAACAAATGGAGGGTTAAATCTGGCAAATCTATTACACTCCAGGGTGCTATGATTGGAGGTCTTGCTGCTGTCATTAACCTGAGAAATTCTCTCAGCAAGGGTACAGAAAAACGTGCAGGACTTGATAACTTCATTGAATCTCAACTTATTACGAGAGACAACACTCCGAAAGAGTTGATGAATAAAACAGCAGGTAATACTCAGGCAATACTTATTGCACGTCGTTTTATTGATGTTTGTAAGACATCAATTAACTTTGGTCTTATTGAAGGTGCTACAATAGGAGAAGAAACACTTGCTAAGTATGGTTTAGGAGATCCATCCACAGTGACAAAAAACAACGAAGATTCTGAATGAAACCACTGTTTATTTGGGCAGGTGGCAAAACAAAGGTGCTGAAACATTATGCACCTTTTATGCCATCTTCCTTTGAAACTTACTATGAACCGTTCTTTGGTGGTGGGGCAATGTTTGTCTATGTGATGAACACCTACCAACCAAAGAATGTGGTGATCAATGACATCAACTCCGATGTCGTGAATATCTACAAAGCAATCAAGACTGACTTGACTGAGTTTCAACAACGTCTGGACAGTCTTGAATCTCAGTATCTACCACTGAGCAAAGATGACCGTAAAAAGTTCTACTTTGATACCCGTCATCTTCATGCTTGGGAGTATCAAGAATGGAGCAAGACATTTGAGGCAGCAACATTATACTTTTTGATGAAGACTGGGTTCAATGGTATCTACCAACTGAACAAGAATACCAACGGAAGGTATGGAACTCCTGCTGGATTGTTGAACCAGAAGGACAAAGTTTATGATCGTGGTGTGTTGAACTGGTGGCACAATGCACTTCAGAATGTAACTATCAAGACAGGAGATTGGAAAGATTCCGTGAATAATGATCCTAATGGATTTTTCTTCTTTGATCCGCCATATCGTGATAGTTTTGCAGATTATGGCAACGGGTTTGGGGATGATGCACTGACGGACCTTCTGGACTTTGCCGATGCACAAAATTTAGTTTTTGTTGCTAACCGAGCAGATGATGACTGGTTTGAGGATCAATCAAGGTCAATGCAGGTTCATTACTTTGACATTACCTATACTGCGGGACGAAGAAACAAAACAAAGGACGGATTTA